ATACACCATTTGAAATAAATTGACTAAAATATTTTGCAAAAAAAGAAGCCTCTTCGGCTCTATCAAATACTGGCATACCTTCAGCATCATAATCTATTATTTCACTGTTAAAAAATCCACTTCTCAACTTATATTACCTCCTTTACCTTTTTAACGTTATAATCTTCTCCAAAAGTTGCTTCTATTGTCTTTTCGCCATTTTCGTAGCTTTCTGTAATTTCTACAATCCTATTTTCTATATTAAATCCTAGTTCGTCATTTTTATATACAACCTTATCTCCTAAGTCAAAATCTTTTTTGCATTCTAAATTAGACAAAGGGTCTATATTAAAATTAGATGTTTTCACCTTATTGCATTCATTAAGTTTTTCAATTCCTCTTTCTTTAAGCATTTGTATGTATTCTGCCTCTGGTATTTTAGTTGTATTTCCCTCATCATCTGTTTTTTCTGATTGCAAGTCTCTTGCGTCTACATACAGTTCTTTTCGTTCTTCTCCCTCTTTTACTCTGTCTACTGTTGTTACAATACGCCTTTTAGTATTCTTTGTTGTGCCATCTTCATTTGTTCCTACTTCCTCATCTACTTCTCCAGCTACATAAGCAAAATTACAGTATTTTGTTGTGTCTGTTGAATATTCATCTTCTAGTATGTTTTCAAAATTTCGAGAAAATATTGCCCATGTATTTGTGTTTTGTGTATCCCTTCTATCTAGTCCTTGCCATACCTCGAATACCATTTTGTTGTTATCAAAATCATACCAAAGCTTTATGCTTAGCTCATCTTCTTTACAAAGTTCATAAATTTTATCTAAAAGATTGTCTCCTGTCATTTGCATTGTACGTTTTTTTCCTAGTCCTTTGCGTTTTCCTAGAGTTAATTTTGATATTGTTCTTACTCCAGCTTTTATACAAAAAGTATTTACTAGACTACGCACAATATCTTCTGTAATCATATTTGTAAAATATTGTGTGTTATCTATTACCCTATCTGCCAATATACTTTCTAAAAACCTTCCAGTTCTGTTTATTTCTAATCCTTGTGTTGTATTTTTGAAGTCAAATGTTTCTAGCATAGCTGTTTCTTCAAACTCTTTAGAATATACATATTTAGCATTTTTGAATTGCTGTAGATTGTTTATACTTGTCTGCAAGCTAAAATTGCCACATTCGTAGTACTTTCTATTCCAAACTAAACTAGAAAAATCATCTACTATTCCGCATATTTGAAACTGTTTGTCTAATAATAATAATTCCATGCTATATACCTAAATACTTTCTATAAAATTGTACATCTATATCCACATTCGTACTTCCATCATCGCACTCATACTTTAGAATGTTTTTCCCTATTCTTAAATTAAAGAATGTACTTCCTCTGTCAATTTTGTTTATAATGTTTTCACCATTTAAAGTTACAGATTTCTTACGTGGATTTGTGTTTATCTTAAGTACGTCCCATTGCTTTAATGTTACATTGTTTAGCTTTATATAGTCTTTGTTGTTTAAAACAAACTTTAAATTATCCACTTTTCCTCGTTTGGCCGTGGTTATTATTTCTATTCCTGTTTCTTTATCTCCATCATTTACAAGCGGCATAACTGGCTTAAACATTTTATATCCCATTGATCTACCTTTTACAGTAGATATCGCAAGCGGAAAAGTAAACTGAGGACTTATTAAAGTTAAATAATTACCTCTGTTTTTAGCATCCGAAAAATAAGGATCTTCCACACATTCTAAAACTATTGTAAAATCTATCCACTCGTACATTTTGTTAGTTACAAAATCAAAGGAAGATACCTTGTATGATATCTTCCTTGATATATTATTTCTTGTTATAAACATCTCGCCTTCTGTATGTGGATTAAAAAATCTAATTAAATAGTCTCTGTTTTCTTCTTCTTTGTCGTTTTTTTCAATGTCTCCTGTTATTGTAATCTCTCTAGGCTCTACTTTTGTCGATGTTGGCGTTGCTCCATCCTGTTCAGAACTTGCTGTGTTTATAGTATATGTACTAGCTTCTATTCCTGATATATCTATTAGATGTATGTCAGATTTACTATTCATAGTTAATTCTTTTTTGTTACTTTTAAATACTAAGTTGTGTTTATAGTCCATAAGCTAGCCTCCTTAGTTGTTGTTTTGCTTGTTTTTGTTCTTCGTATGGAGTTGGGTTTTTAGAGTAAAATTGTTGTGTGTTGTCTATATGGATTGTATGGTCTCTTGCTATTACTATCGGTTGTTCTTTATTGGATTGTAGAATTGCTTTTGCATTTATTGAACCAGTCTCTATTGCTACTGCATTTTGCATTTCATACATTATTTCATCATTCATATCATCTAATGCTTTTATAGCTTTGTCTGTATCTGCCTCAATTCCTACTGCTATACCTTGTGGAATAAACTTACCTACCTCATCTCTAAAAACTCTTGATGGAGAATGGATCCCTAAGGAATTTTTAGCACCATCTACAATTCCTGAAAAAAATCCAGTCACTTGACCTCTAAACCAATCTCCCATACCTGTAATACCATTCCAAATACCTATAACAATATTTTTTCCGATTTCCAACATTTTTCCTGGAAGTTCTTTTACTGTGTTTACAATATTATTAAATAAATTTTCTGCTCCTTCCTTACCCTTATTTGCCATATCTTGTCCCCAGTTAATAACATTATTAATTGTATTTACAAGCCAACACCAAACTTTTCCAGGAAGTTGAGAAAACCAATTTATTATTCCGTTAATTGTATTAGAAATCCAGCTTATTGCTGTACGGTATGTGTTTTGCCCCCAAGCGGTAATATTACTTACTACTTTGCACAACCATTCCATTATTCTGCCAGGTAATTTTGCAAACCAGTCTATTATACTTTGTATTATTTGGGGTAATTCAGTTGTTATCCAATTTCCAACATTCATTCCAAATTGAATAATGCTTCCTAATATTTCTCCTATATGATAGCCTATCATATAGGGTAGTTGGGCAAACCAATCTATTATACTTTGTATCCATTGAGGAATAGTCTCTGTAAAAAATGCTACTATACTATTCCAACCATTTACTAAAAATCCCCAAATTTTTTGTGGTAACTGGCTCATAAAATCAACAAAACTTTGAATTGCGTTTGGTACTGCTTGAGTCCAAAAATTAATTAGAAAATTATTAAAATCAACAAATGCTGTTATTACTGTTGCCAATATATCTACGATGAAAGAAATTGTATTTCCTAAAAATTCAAAAGCTTTTCCTAAAACATTAGTTAAAAAATCTCCAGCTGGTTTCAATTTTTCTAATAAATTTCCAAAACTTTCTCCTAATTTTTCTAGAGATGGTTTTATTTTTTCCCATGCTTTAGTAATTGATTTTTTAATTGTTTCAAAAGCCTTATTTACTGAATTTCTAAATGTCTCTGATTTGTTATACAGAACTACTAAAATTGCAATCAATCCTGCTATCGCCCCTACAATCAAGCCGACTGGATTTGCTGAAAAAGCCATATTAAGTAAAAGCATTGCATCTTTTACGCTCTTTATTGCCGGAATTAACGATATAAAAGCTGATACAGTTCCTAGTATGCCTTGAACGAACTGAATTGCTTGAATTGCTAACAATGCTGCTTTATACGCTGTAAATGCTGAAATTGCTACTAATATTGTTGGGGCTATTTTCTTTATTGCAGAAATTATTGTTGGTAATTTTTCTGTTATTTTACTTAATATTTCTGTTGCCGTTTTTACTATTCTTGTTAATGGTTCTTTTATTTGGTTGTATATTTCTATTCCTAAACTTTCTAGATTGCTTTTAAATAAAGTAACAGCTCCTTTTAAGTTATTATTCATTGTGTCTGCCATTTCTTTAGAAGCACCATCTGCATTATTAATTGATTCGGTTAGCTTATTAAAATCATCATCACTTGCATTTACTATAGCAAGCATTCCAGACATAGCTTCTGTTCCTGCTATTGAACTTGCATATGCTGCTTTTTGACTATCGTCTAAAGTTGCGAATTTTTTTCGTAATTCTTGTAATGTTTCAGACAGCGGTTTCATTGTGCCATCTGAATTAGTTGCTGATATATTTAATGCATCTAAAGCCGTTGCTGCTTCCTTTGGTGGTTTTACAAGTCTGGTCAACATTGACCTCAATGCAGTTCCTGCTTGTTCTCCTTTTATCCCAGCATTAGCCATAAGACCAATTGCTACTGCTGTATCTTCTATACTATACTTCATAGAACCAGCGATAGGAGCTACATATTTGAATGTTGCTCCCATCAGTCTTACATTTGTATTTGAGTTTGAACTTGCTTTTGCTAAAACATCTGCAAAATGTGCACTATCTTTGGCTTTTAATCCGAAGGCTGTTAATGCATCTGTTACAATATCAGAAACACTCGCTAAATCTTCTCCTGATGCCGCTGCTAAATTCATAAGTCCTTCAATACCATCCAACATATCTCCAGTTTTCCAGCCAGCCATAGCCATGTACTGAAATGCTTCTGCTGATTCAATTGCACTAAATTTTGTTTTGGAACCCATTTCTTTTGCTTTTTCTGTCAATTGCGCCATTTCTTCTTTTGTTGCACCAGAAATTGCTTGTACCTTTGACATTCCTGCTTCAAAATCGCTTCCGACTTTTATTGCATAACCACCTAATGCAACCATTGACGTTGCAACAGCTGTAACCGCTGTTTTTATTTTATTCATTGCTTTATCAGTTGAACCTTTTAATGAATTTAATCCATTTTCAAATCCACTTTTATCTATTTTTGTATCGTAAGTCAAACTTCCTGCTACTGCCATTATTTTATCCTTTCTAATGTATACAAAATAAAAAACACCTACATCTCTGTAAGTGTTATGATATCTTTTTTATTAATTAACATTTAAAACGTATTTAACTTTTTGTTGTTTTCCATTGCTATCATACTTTTTAATGTTTATTGTAATAGTATCACTTTTATTGTTTAAACCAATACAAGATTGTGCATTTACGCATTTTGCTCCAACTGGAGTTTGCTGTGGATGCGTCGTTACATTTCCTGGATAAGAATAAGCAACTTCTCCGTTTCCATCTACTATATTTGTGTCAATTCCTGGTCCTAAATCAAAATATAGTCCATCCATAATCCCGTTCTTGTCCTCATATCCTAAATTTTCATAACTATATTCAATTAATACAACCTGATTTGGTGTCTTGTCTGAAAATTCGTTTCTTGTTTCTGTAGCTGTGACAGAATTTATTGTTAAATTCCATTGATTATCTACTGTCCATATTTCTCCAGCATTTAAAGTTTTTTCCGTAGTTTCATTCTTATTAGAGCTTACCTCTTGTGTATCACTTGTGTTGTTATTTCCTCCTAACATTGAAGCTATAATAATAAGTATAATTATTACTAAAATCCAAAACCATACTTTCTTATAAATTGGCTTTTTTTCACTTAAGTTATCTGACATAAGTATTCCTCCTTTTATTTATTATAAAGAGATAATAACACTTTCTTGTTGTTTTTTATGTCGAAACTTGTCGAAAAAACATAATTATTTTAAAGTTTCGTATATTTGGTTCAACCTATTTTGTTCTTCAAGTGATAGTGGTAATTCCCAATATTCTTTAAGTTTTAGTCTATTTTCATCTTTTCCAGTATATGATCTATAACTTTTTATCTTTACAAATTCTGTGTCGTCTTTTAATGATTTTAGTAGAGACTTGAATTTCCACCAGTGTACTTTGTCATAAGCTAAATCTATTCCATATTGCTCATAAAAAGCTCCGTATATGTATTCATCGTCAAATTTATAGCTATAAATTTGTTTGTTTTGCCCTTTTCCTTTTCCAGTCGTTTTGTGATAATTGTCTCTACCGCACTTATAAAACCATATTAATTTATCACATGCTTCTTGATATACTTGTGGATTATGTAATAATTTCAGATAATCTTCTAAATAAAAAAAATCAAAATAAAAACATCTTAATCCATGCTCTATTTTTTTTGCTTTATCAATAGTTTTATCTTCTACTTTATTTTCAAAAGATATCATGTTTCTAAAGTCTACATTTATTCTATATTTTTTCCCTTGTAAAATAACAAAATGAGGTAGCTTATTAAACATAATCATATTAATATCTCCTATAGTTTCTTCTTCCTCTATATTGATTTCTGTTATAATTTCTTCTTTGTTCTCTGTTTGAGTTATTTATTATATTTTTTGCTTTCATATCATTATTTATATTTCCAACCGCTTTTACAACTCTTCCTAATACATTATTTGCTGTTGATTTGGCATATGTCTCAAATATGCAACCTAATATATTTAATTCGATATTTAAATCCAGTTTCTTATATCCATCACTAGCTCTTTTATCATTTATTTTTTCAATAGAACCTTCTCCTAAAATCTTTTCCAATTGTGCTTCTATTACATTACTATCTTCTTTATCTAAATTCTCTAACTCTTCTAAACTATCCAAATTCTCAATCTTAAATACTATTCCATACAAATCAATTTCTATACTCTTATCTGTATCCTCATAACCGAATTTTAATCTTTTATTCTCTTCCATTTTTTTATCCTTTCTAATATGATTATATTTAATATTCACCTAATATTTATGCTTCTTCTGTAAATGTTTTTGTTTTTGTATTAAATGTACCGTAAACAAAATCTCCACCTTTTAGCGAACCTGTAATTTGTTTTTGTTCTCCGGCAGCACCATTACATTCAGTAATAGAACATGTTTGAACTATTTTTCTTGCTTTATATGTATCGTTTTGCTCTACGACTGGCTCCCATAGATTTACAATATAATGTTCTATATCTAAATCAGAGCCAACCTTTCTTCTGTAAAATAAATCATACATATAGTCAAACACCTTATCTCCTTTTACCATATCCATTGTGATTGGAAATTCGTTTGAAAAACCTGTATTTTTTACAACTTTTGACTTTTGATGTATATATTGTTTCTCGCTTTCTGTTGGATTTGAGTTTTCTGTCATCTCTGTAATGACACCACCAAGTACAATTTCCTCTTTAATCTTGAAATAATGTGCTTCGTCATATTCCATTATATCTTTTAAAGTACCTTCCATTTTTTTAATTTCCTCCTTTTACATTAAAATAAAGCTGTAGATAATACGTACTTATTGAACCATCTTCGCTAGTCTCATAAGTTACGGCATTAGCACAGCTTACTTGTTTTACTTTCATATTTTTTAATTTTGGATAATCTCTAGAAATATTCTTTTGATGTATCCAGTTACTTAAGTCGTCCAACCAATCAAGGTTGTCCAATCTTTGTAAATCATTTTCACTATTTGATTTTAACAGCAATACATATTGATATTGTCTATACCAGCCTTTATCATTAATATATTTCAAAGGCAAATCTTCTACACCGCTTCTCTGTAAAGCAAGCGTTTCTGCTTCATCTGGAAGTTCCTCTGTATGTATCATTTCTGCTATTTCTTTTATTTTGTCATATTGTAATAACCATTCGCTTATTATTTTATCCACCTGAAATCCTCCTTGCTTCTTTTGCTGTTTGATATAATATAATATCTCTTTTATCTGCCTTCATTCTCTCAAAAGGATGTGCCCCTCTTAATTTTTCGCTATGATATTTTAGTGTTTTGCCTGTAACTACCTTTCTTTCGCCTTTTTTTGCCCAAGCACTACGACTTTTTATACCTACCATAGCTTTTCCTTCTGCTTGAAAGCGAGCATAAGGAACATTTATTGTTATTCTTCCATTACCATACTTTGAAGCGATTGGGATTGATTTTTCTTGAACTCCACTTTTTCGAGAAACATATTTTTGTAAATATTCAGCCGTAGTTTTGTCAAGAAAAGCTTGAACTTTTCCCTTTTCTTCTAATCCCAAACTTTTGTAAATAGTTTGAAGAGATTTTGTTTTTATTATGAAAGCCATTACACGCACCCCAATTTTATATGATTTAATTCTTCTATATCTTCATCTTGAAAAGTTAAATTATTCATAGAATTAACTTTGTGAACATTATCTTTGCCATATTTATTACTTAATTGTGTGATTGGTGTGTTTCCTTCTATTTCATCTTCAACTTCTTTATTTACAATCACATCGCCTTTTTGAACAAACCAAGACACGTTATGTTCTTTGGCATCAAAAATCCTTATAACAACATCGTCAGTTGAATTAAAACCATTTCTATTGTGATTTAATATAGAATTATTTCTATAACTAGCTTCTACAACATATCTATCCCACTTATTATCGTTTTTATGGTAAATTGTTATTTTTCTTGTTGGAAAATCTGACATAATATCCCTCCTACAAGTATCTTGTTAGCTCATCTGGTAAAAAACTTAAAATATCTTTCTTCGATTTTGAATATTCTTCATTCGATATTGTTTTAAAGCTTTTTTTAACCCCATCAATCGAGATAGAACTTAATTTTTTGTTTTCGCTCTCCTGCTTTTTAACCATCAAATCAATTAAAGCACAAGCAGTATATCTCAACTGTTCTTGTGCTTCTTCTTGCAAATTGTCAATAACATCCTGCGTTAGTCTAGTATTGACATTCCTATCAATTTCCCTACTTGCTTTTAAAATCTGTGAATTAAAAGAGTCTTCTGGTAATGTTCCAAAATATTCGTCTTTATAATATTTATAGTCTGCATATACCATATTATCCACTCCTATTCTTATGCGAAATCTACTAATAAGTCATCGTTCAAATCTTTTACTCCATAGATTATGTCAAATGAAATTTTATCTGTTTTAGTGTCTTGGTCATATCCATAAACTACTCTTACAGCCAATCCATTTGCACTAGCTATTGCAGCCTTAGAGGCTCCTGCTGGTAATTCCAAAGCTCTAGTTACTAATGCTAATCCATTTCTGTGGAAACCTAGTGAATGTTCTTTAATGACTGGCATTGCATCTACAGCTTCAGATATAGTTTCTACTATTTTTTCGTCTACTTTCACAGTTGCAGAACCACTTGAAGCAGTTGCCAATTCTGATACTGTATAAATATAACCATTAACTATAATTTTGTCTCCTACAGAAAGTTTTCCTGTTGTAGGTGTTACGTTTGATGCTGTAAATTGTTTTTCTCCTTTTGTACCTGTTACTTTTAATGCTGTAACAGTACCTACTGTCTCAGCTACACTTGCTGGAACATTTTGGCTCATATATGTGTTTATTGTAAATGCTTTTCCAATTGTTGCATCTCTCAAGGCTTCACTTGAACCACTCTGTGATAAATCTGTAAATTCTGTTAATGTATTGTACTTATATAATGCGTCTACTCCTAAAACTAGATTTCTCATATTGTCTCTAGGAGCTTTTTTCTTGTCAAAAGCTTTTCCTATGTTAGCTAAATCTTTTATTTCTGGTGTTTTTGAAATTTCTACTTTATTTCCAGCATTTTGAATACCTACTGCTAAAATATCTTCGTCAACTGCCTCTGCTATTGCAGACATAGCTGGTTTTACTACTTGTTCAGAAAAATCACTTATATCGAGTGTCATTTCTTTTGAAGTAATTGGTACAGTTATATCTCTATATCTGTCCATTTTTACCGTCGTTTTTCCTTCTGATAATTCTTGTTCTTCAACTTGTCCTAAAAAGTTCTTTGCTGTGAATTTTGCAGGCTTTTTAATTGTAATTGTATCACCTACATTTACAAATTCTTTTGAATAATCTCTGTGGACTAATCCTGCCATTACTAAATTACTTTCTAATTGCATTAATGCTTCTTTTGCAATTATATCTGGTGTTAATATTGTGTTTCCCATTCTTTATCTCTCCTTTATTTATTGTTTTTTCTATATGCCTTATATTCTTCATAAGACATTTTTGATAAATCTGGTGTATTTGTTTCTTTATGTTCTCCACCTAAATCTATCGTTTTAGTTACATTTTCGCTGTTAGAAGCTGTATATTTTGGATTGTCTGTCAAAAAGCTTTCTAAGTTTTCATTAAACTCGCCATCCATTTTTGAAACCTTGAATATAACATAATCTAAATCTTCTATATTAACCCCTGCTTTTAGTGTTTGGTTTTCTTTTTCTAAATCTTGGTTTTTAGATAATGTGTTTTTATATTCTGTTTCTTTCTCTTCTTGCTTTTGTTCTGCTGTTTTTTGCGTTTCTTGCCAATCTTTAAAAGCTTTTAGTTCTTCCTTTGATGGCATTTTCTTTTTTTCTTTTGTTAATATTGCGTTGACTTCTTCTTGTGTAAAAGTCTTTACATCTTCTTTTTTGATTTCTTCAACTTCTTTTTTGATTTCTTCAATAGGTTTTGTAACTGTCTCCTCAGTTTTTCCTTCAGTTCCGAGTAACTGGTTTTGTTTCTTCATCTTTCATAATTTTTAAACCTCCATTTTTTATTTTGGGTAACAAAGTAATTCCCACGCCTTGATTTCTTTAATGTCTAACAAGTAAAAGACAATAAAAAAGAAGCTCGTCAGCTTCTTGTATATATTTTAAAAAGTTAATAACTATTTAATTGCTTTTGTAATTTGCAATCTTTGATAATCCTTCTCTAAGCCTATCTCCTTGCAAAAGTCTTTATACTTCTTTTGTAGTTTTGCCAATTGACTTTTTTCTGCTTTTGAATCCAAATTTGCTTTTTCTAAGGTCTGAACTGTCCTCTTTTGTTTTCTTATTGCGTTTTCCAATTGTCTTTGCTTTTGTGTTGCCTCGTAATATGGAAGCTCCTTACCTTTCCATTTTACAGTCGCTTCTTTAAATTCCTTCAATTCCTTGTCTGTATGTTTTGCTTCTGAAACTCCTAATATAATGCCAAAGTATGTATGTCTACAATTGTATTCTTCCCATAAGTCAGCCACATCTGACCATAGACCTACACCATACTTGCTAGCATTTTCTTTGCTTATTGCAAATTGCTTTCCTTGTTCTTCGGCATGAGTTGGTCTAGCCCCCAAATGTGCTGTTACCTCATATCCATTGCAACCTAAATATTCTTCTACGTCTCTGTTGATATTATTTGCTGTATGCTGTATTCCTGACATAACATTTCTTCTAACAGCTACCTCTAATTGCACATTTCTTCCTAGTTTATCTTTCAATGTAATTCCCTTATCAGCTAATTTTTGGCAAGCTGTATGAATTGCTGTTGCATAATCAAAAGCACCACTTGCTACTTTCATATAAGCACTATCAATAGTATTTACATATGCTTGTTGACTTTGAAACGCTATTATACTTGTAAAATTCTTTAATGTCCTGTTTGTTGCTTTTAATCCTTCATTTAAAATCTTATACTGTGTTTCACTTAACTTAAAAGGTTTATTTTTATATTGATACAATTCTTTATATCCCTCTATATCCTCTTTTGCCATATCTTCAAACAATAACCTTAAAGCTTTTTTAGTTTCTGCCGTTAACATAGAGGTTTCTTCCAATGCTTTGTTAAATATTTCTGTACCGTTAGTTTGCTTTAATATTTCTAATTGTTTTTTACTAGTTTCTGTGATATCTTGCATTTGTGCTACTCTATTAATAATATCTGCTGTTATCTCTATATTTAGTTTATTGTATAGTTCCACAACATCGTTAAATTCGATTAAATTAAGATATTCTGGAGACAACATATTACTCCTCCTTAATATCTATACTTGATATTTTATCCTCTTTGTCTATAGATTTTAATTCTTCCAATGCTTCTTTTTCACTCATTCCATATACTTTCATCAAATACCTTTTTTTGCTAATTAATCCCATTGATACGTCTTCTTTTGCCTTTTGTCTTATGGTACTATCATCTTCTAAAAAACCATCAACATCAGCTATTTCTATTTTTTGATTTTCGTCTATTTTAGTATTTCCTAGCATTTTTTCGCATAACAATAATGCCCTACATATTCTGATTAAATATTCATTAACAGCTTCTCTGTTTTTTCTTCCATTGTTTACAAAGTCTTTATTTGATAATATCGCTTCTGTTGCAGTCCTAATATTACCATTTTCAAAAGAATAATAATGTGTACCAAATCCTACTTTAAATGATAAGTTATCTAATGCAAATTGTACTCCTTCTTTATTGTCTCCAACTCTCAAATCTGGATTGTACTCAAATATGTACGGCTTTTCGTTTCCATCATCTAGTATTCCATTTCCAACTTCCATGAATTGCTGTTTTCTTATATCCGATGGATAAACTACACGTTCTCTAGTTTTTATATTTCCTTCCTTATCTGTGTATTCTTCTGTTTCTATCCTTGTTAATTTCTTGTTTATCAACAACAACTTTTGTCCTAATTTAAAATCCATTCCAAAATTGTTATAAACTAAATCTAATATTGTTAATTGATCTATGCTATCTCCGAACAAAGCTATTCCAAGTCCATTGTTGTCAGATATTGGATTTACTCTATTTATTCTTCCTAAACTAAACAATGAAACATTTGATAGAGTATTATAGGTGTTTACTACTCCCTCTGTCTCTATCTCTGTTCCATCTTCTTTTATAAAGAATTTATTTGTTATTTGATAACCTTTTTCTTTTAGTTCGTGCAATTCCAAATAATAAACATCTTTTATTTTATTGTTTATTAATCTTTTTTGTTCGCTAACAATCGCACAATCAATAACCTCTCCGTCTTCTATTGTAAGTGGAATTATTTGATTGGCTTTAACATCAATTGTTTGTATTCTTGTTTTATCTGTTTTAGCTAAAGTAAGCAAGCCATCTTTTTTTACGATAGTGGCATTTTTTATTCTAGCAACCGTTCCTACCGTTCCGCTGTATCCCATGATTTCAATTGCTGTAGGCAATTTTTTTAGCACTTTAGCTTTTGTTAAGATTTCTTGTAAGAGGATATTGTCTTTTTTGGCAGTTATTGTAAACGGCTCACTTGTTATTGTGCTTGCCAAGTCTTCACATACTCTTTTTGCCATCCCTAACGAATACATCGGATATGGGTTGTTATCAACAGTTTCAATTTTTAACCATTCAGCTTTGCCTTGCCATATATTAATCCATTTATCTATATGCGAATAATAACTTTGCGAAATGTTATTATACCCTCTCTTTTCTAAAAACTCGAATATAACTCGCATTTTATCCTCCCATTCTTAGTAATTGCTTGTACCATTTTTCTATTCCATAATTATTTGCATCCAATATATCTATATCAGAAGTTCCATCATCTAAATATCTGTCATCTTCTGCTTCTTCGTCTTGTGTAGCTTCTTGTAAACCCTTTACTATTTCTTCTGTCTCATTTTTTACAAATCTTATTCTATCTTGCATTAGAAGAACTCCCCACAAGTGTATACGGCTAGATATTTCGATTTTTATACTACCTATAATAGGTATATATAAGCCATTTTTTATTAATGCTTTTCTTAAAAATTCCATCAGTTCTGGTTCAGCATTATCACAAAATATGACTTGAATGCTTCCCCATTTTTTTGTTACATATTTAACATGTTTTATAAAACCTTTTTCAAGTCTTGCTAATGTCTCTCCTACCCCTAAATCATCAGTAACTTTTTCTCCATTCTCAGAGCAGTCAACTTCATCGCTTTTTAACACATCTATATAGTCAAAATTTCTAGCTATCCTCTGTGAGCAAAAAGCATGTGCAGAGCCATTCTTTCCAAAATCAACTCCAGTAGTTATAAATCCTCCTCTTGCTTTGTCTATCATATATCTTGCTTTATTATTTGCTATATCTCCAAATAAAACCCCTGCACTTGCAATTCTATTTCCTAATATGTCTCTTTTATACCAAATGCTATTTTTATTATATGTTGTCAAAATTTTTCTTAGTTTTTCATTGCTAACAGATAGATTATTAAATATGTTAAAATGTCCATAATTGTATCCATATCCATTAATTTTGCTTTGTTGCTTTTCGTGAAATTTTAAAAATTCTGTATAATACCAATGAGCTGGTGGTTTAGGATTTAAATCATGAAATATTTTTCTGTCACTACTCGATAACGTTCTGTCCATAACTTCGTTTAAGAATTTCTTGTGACATTCATTTGCTTCTGTAATATATGCCATTCCATAAGTATTACCTTTGATATATTTTTCGTCTCCGTCTTTTGCTCCACCGCTAATTAAGACGATTTTTTGTCCTGACGATGTGTTTATATATATACAATCTTTGTTTTTATACTTTCCTTCGTGACATCTACCCTCAAAATAATTACTTAATCCGTATCCATCACAATCTATGATGTTTAGCTTTGCGCTTGATATAGATACACCACCTATCAAAAATAGTTTATCTGGATGATTTTCTAATGCAATACAAAAAGCTAGTGTATTTATTACATTTTTTGCTCCTCTTTTTCCACCTTCTGCTACGTTTAACCATGATGCTTGACATTTTCTTATATATTCTGTTTGCTTTTCATCAAATGGACTATATTTATTCATTCAAATCATCTTCTGTCCTTGTTTTTTTAGGGTTATTTATTAAATATGCTATATTCTGTATGTTTTGATTTATATTATTGGTATCGTTTTCCTTTTTGTCGATTAATATTTCATTCAAATCTTTTAAAGCTGAAGCTAACATTTTAAGCCCTTGCTTGTCTACTATTCCGTTCATTGTTTCTATTTCTTCGTTCTCTGTTGTTTTTTCCTCTTTTGGCTTCATTGATTTATAATCATACTTTACTGTTTTGGTCTTTTTTTTCTTTTTTACCATATAGGTTTCTAGCTGGCTATTTGCTTTTATTATATTAAGTGCTAAATCATTTGCTATTGATTTTATATCTACTATTTGTTGTGCTTCTTTTTCGGATTGCTTTTCTATTACCTTTTCTACTGTTTTGTTGCTCTTTTGTTGCTCTTTTGTTGCCTTTTTTTCTGACCAACCTTTAGTCTGCTTGTTAGTATTCCCAGTAGTTTTGATGTTCTTATATCTTAAAAAGGCTTTTACTGATTTATAATCACTTAATATATATTCTTTTTCTAACTGCTTCCAATCATATTTAGCCATCTCCTATCCACCTACTTGCTTTTTTTGGTTGTTACCTTTTTGCCTTCTTCTACGTATCCTTTTGCTTCTAATTCCTTGTATCTTTTATCTTCTGCTTTAAATTTTGTTTTGCCATTTGCCTTGTAAAGTTTTAGATTGTTTTCTTTGTCGGCAAAATCTTTTAATACTTTTCCTTCTAGCATACTAATTCCTTCTTATTTTAATATATTTTTCATAATTGGCTTTCCTTGATTCGCCGTTCTGCCTTTAAACTTTTTATAACCTTCCTGTTGCTTGTCCTTCTTGTAATAAACACATTTTAATGTTCCTTTAATACCTTTTCTTATATTACACAAATCTGCTTTTCTGTTTTCGCAATTACTACATATTTGTCTTGTATATGTTTCGTAGATTGTTTCAGTCTTCATAAGCTTTCCCTCGCTTATATGAATTGGTTTATATTCAACGAGCATAAACCAAACTCGCCCAGTTCCCTAGCCAGCTGAGAAACCCTCGTTCTTACACCTCGAGTAGCGAGTGTAAACACTATATAAAGCACTATGTCTTACATATTGCTTGTATTAGAAAAATAGAGCCACGCTCTGTGAGCATAGCTCCGCAAAAGCTTTCATCTACGCACTTAGCGTAAAGTACTTCTTTTTCTTGGTTGCAGAGTGTCAGAATCGAACTGACTTTAAGTAGCTTATGAGACTACTAAGATACCATACCTACCACTCGCAATATAAAAAGAACCTACTAGGAAAGTTCTTGGTAATTTAAACAAAAGATAAAAGGATTATTTATATAACAGTGCCTAGCATGTTATTGGCATAATAAAAGAGCCTATCTTGTTTGATAAGCTCAATTACAATTTTTGTCGTTTTTATTGATTAATTTTCTAACTCGTAGTATAATAATTTTGTTCTGTTGTTTTATCTGTTTTGTATGTGCTACAAAGGAGGTGATGACATGAGTAAATGGATAAAGCTATTTGTTAAAGTCTATGTGGTAACATTGCTTTACAAAATCTTCAAAGGTTTTTGTGAGTAATACATATAGCAAAATACTAGAGACGGCAATCTCTAGTATTTTTTTGTTCTGTTTACATGAGTAAACTTCTTAAACTATTTGTTGAATTAAGGAAGATATAGACAATATTAACTTTTGTTCTCTCTTAATTCGTATACATATTATACTAGAGTTATTATTAAAAATCAACACTTTTTATTAAATTTATTCAATTTCTGTTAACATTATACCATTTTTATGTTAATTTTGCAAATATAATAAAAACTAGCTATAAAATAAATCTATAACTAGCTTTGGATTGTATAATTAAATAAAGATGTTGCCTTGTCGCTTGGTCTTTCCGAGTTGGTTTCTCTCCAACTGCGACAATTTTACTTGTACTTATTATAACATGTTGAAATCGGAAAAAACGGAAAATTATAAATTTTCTTCTAAAAATTTATCGTGTTGTTTTCTTGCTGTGTCTTCATGTCTATATTTCATACATACTTGTATTTGTTTCCAATTCATATTATCTATATATCTATGCCTAAAAATTCGTCTAGTTTTACTTTTTGGTATTGACTCTATGTAATCTTCTATTTTATTTTGTTGCTCAAATAATTTATCATAAAAACATTGTAGTTTATTTTCGTAATTATGTAATTTTCTTTTTCTTGTGAGATCTACACCAAATATAATTGCTCTATGTTTGTATCCATTTTGAACTGTGTCTGATATCATTTCTGTTGTTTTGTGTATTTTATCTATTCGTTTTTCTAGGTCTTCTATTTCTTTTTTTAAATCGCAATATTCTATTAGTTCCTCCTTTGTCATAAGTACCTCCTATTCCTTAACTATAATCATTTCGCCTTTATTTCTTTTAGCTCTTTTATAATAAATCGGTGTTTCTTGCTCCTGATTTAATTTTCTTAGTTTACTTATAGCTGTATTAAATGCTGTTTCTATATTTTGCGATGTATTATATAAGCCTTTTAATATCTCTAATTCTCGATATTCATATTTATAATTATGTCTTTCTACTAAGCATTCAAAAAAAATATCTGCATATTTTCTTTTTTCTTTTGCTGTCATAGTTTTATAATTATTTAATAAATCATGTTCTAAGTCACTTCTTAATTTATCTTGTTCATTAACATTTTCATAAGCTATATTACATCGCTTATTAGCTTCTATAAGTATTTTGTTTAATTCTTCTAATAATTCTAATGACCTCATTATGCCTCCTTACTTTTTAATAATTATTCCTCTGTTGTTTTTTGTTCTTAATTCTTTTATGATGTTTGATTCTTTTGCTCTTAATCTGCTTTCTAGCATTATCATTTGACATTCTACTTCTCTTTTATAAGCTTGTTTTATCTTTTCGGCTTTTCCTCTACATTCTCTACAATAGTCAATCGGCTTACTATATAACACTACTGTATCAAATATAGTCACTTCTCTATTGCAAATATCACATTTTTGTATAATCATTTGTTATTATCTCCTTTCGCAATTCTCTTTTAGCGTTTAACATATCTATTATTCTTTTATAGCTTTTTTGGTCGTGTTTACTTGTGCTATCTCTGTAAGCTTTTTCATAATATTTTACTTTCTTCGTATCTGTTTTGTAATCTTCTTTTAGTTTTTTCATTAATGCGTCGTATTTATCTGATTTTTCTTGTATCTCTCTAAAGACTTCTTTTTCTGTTTTATAACAATCTATCATGCTTATCTCTCCGCTTCTAAGTTAAACCTTGTATATACTCTAGTATTGTTAATTCCGGCATGTATATATTTTGTATAATTCCTGCTACATTTCCTATTATAAAAAGTATTCCTAGTGCTATTAAAAATAAACTCCCAATTATCCCAAGTATAAAAAGAAATGCATTATTATCGAAGTATTTTTTGTTAAAATCCTCTCTTTTTGACCATTTAACTAATTCCTTAATACACATTATTCCAATTATAATAAGAATTATTGATATTATTATTTGTATTGTTGCTATTATATTATTATATTTTATGTATCTACTTCCTAAATTTTGTAAATATGGTACAATATTTTGACTTGTCCAGTCTATCGCTATTCCAAATTTCTGCGCTAAATTATCTAAAACTTTTATTATCTCTTCACTCATTCTACTTTTCCTCGCTTTCTTTGATTTTCGTATGTATCTCTAGTAATAATCTAACTATTGCTTTTATTTCTTTAAATTCTAATATTTCTTCTTTTTTATTAATAAGATTATTTAATATTTTTTCATCTTCCTTGCTCATCTCTCTACCTCTTTTCTTTTAAATATTTATATTTTTTCTACTAACTCTGCTTTAATTAAGTCATATAATACACTTAAATTAAAATCTTCGTATGTGTTGTCTTCGTTTACTCTAAAAGTTATAATTCTATCTTGTATTAATATACAATTTTCTAAATGATCTAAATTATAAAATTGTTCATTTTTATTGTGATATGTGAATCCGAATTTTTCCAATTCTTTTAAATTTACATCGTCTTTTATTTTTAACATCTCATCACTTCTTCTTCTTTTATTTTTTTGATTATTTCTTCGGTTATGTCTTTTTGATTTAATCCTTGTTTTACTACTATTTTAAATCCTCTATTAATAGCATCTAGTAAAGGTATTTCAACTGTATTTTTATCGTGTTTCTTATTCATAATTACCCCTTTTTAAATATTTATATATTACTTGCTCTACTTTGCTAATTATCGATTATACGTAATCCGTCTAAAGTTTCAATTCTTTCTGTATAACCGTCATAGCATAGCCTAAATCCACAATCTTCTTTGTCGTATTCTATTGTGCAATTTTCTTCTGCGTATTCATCATAAAGTTTCATGCCTTCATAAATTCTTCCATATTCTCCTGTGCCAACGTATTGTCCTATTGTATTTTCTTCTACTTCACATATACTATATTTACCATTCTTATTTAAATATTTTATTGAATATTTATATGTAAATAATTCGCCATTTAATGGTTGTACTGATAATTTTGTTTTTTGTACTATTAAACTTCCATAAACCCATTTATCAGTTTTTTTCTTTTTGCCTCTAAATTCTATTTCACGCATTATTTTTCTCCCTTCAAATATTTATAAATTATCTTTTCCACATAAGCTAAAGCTTCGTATTGCGTTATAAAATGTCCACTATGTCTATTTCTTACTTCTGCTCTTATGTTTCTTATTTTTATGTTATATTGTCTTTTATATTGCTTAGCTAATTGTTGTTTGCTTAAGCCTTCTAGCCATTTTTCTATTATTTCTTTGTCTTGCATACTACACCTCTTTGACTTCTCTTTAGATGTAGTATGTACTTTTATTTGTTGTAATATTTCATATAGTTTTCTAAGAAATCTTCTAACTTGTCTGAATATAATCCATCTCGTCTTAATTCTCTTTTTAGATTTTCTATATCTTTTATGCTGTTTTCTTCCTTTTCTTTTAAGTCTATTTCTATATTATCTAAACTTTGTTTCGCTTCTGATATATCCCAGCCTATATTGTCTAATAAATTCCATAATTCATATATTTTTGTTTTCATATCTTTATTTGATCTCCTATTCTTAAAATTCTCTTTATTTCTTTTATCGGCTCATCTGCATACTCACATTCATTTGTTCCATTAAAATATGAATTTTCTAATCTAATACAGCCACCGACAGTTTTTACATTTTCCGTGTTAATGATATATAATTCATAATCACTCCTTTGGCATTTCATATTTTGGCGTGCCAATTCCTTCTGCAATACCATATTTAAAAATTTCCCATTTTGTACATGTTTGTATTATTTCTTGCAATACTTCTTTTGCTCTTTCTTCTGTCTGATATTCTCCTAGTTCAAAAAGATTTTCTATCATGATTTTTGTTTTATCAAATTCTTCTAGCCCTAACGTTTGTGTATTATCAAAATTAATTATTTGTTCTTTATTTTGTGTTACTATTATCATAATTTCCTCCTTATATCTGTGGAATATGGTTCATATTTTCTGCCACCATATCCGCTAAATAATATCTTTTAAAGCTTACTGGTTCATCAAATCTATTTTTACTACTTTCCATTTTTGTTTCAAACTCATATCCTTGTTCTTTCAATTCTTTTATTCTTGTTGCTAATTGGGTTATTCCTAAATCTCTATAAGCTTCTAAACTTGTTATACTTCCAGCTTTTCGTATATAGTTTATTATTCGTTGCCTTTGATTTATTTTCATTTGTTATCACTCTCCTTATCTGCTTATTATTTCCTAGTTCCATATTTATTCTTGTATGTTATTTCAATAGTTTCAGTCCCTTTATCTAGTGTTATTTGTTCTTTCCCATCTGGATTTATAAGTTTTAATATGTTCATCGTAAAGTCTATAAATTCTATATTCCTTAATTTACATACTATTTTATTTGCTAGTTCTTCAATATTGTTAAATATTATTAATTTCATATGTTATTACTCTCCTTCCACAATTTCACACCATTCTAAATTTTTATATAAATGGGTATATTCATCTATGTAATAATCGTTTGGATTTACTGCTATTCTTGCTCTTACATCCGCTATGTTTGGGGTAAAAATCAGTTCCTTTATTGTTTTGTCAATAGCTTTTCTAAACTCTTTTACGTCTACATTCATAAATTTCTTAAACCATAGTCTTTTTTCTTCTTGTGTGAATTGCTTATTGTATGCTATTTGTATTTTTGCTATTTCTTGTTTAAATTCTTCTTTGTTCATCCTTTAAAAATCCTCCACTATTGAAAAATTTTTGATATTGGGCTTGTCTTTCTTTACTTTCTCTACAACCCAGTTTAGAATGGCTCTATAGTCACTTTTATACTTCTTTCCATTTGCTCCGTTTATAGTTATCAAGAGCTGTAATGCATTTTTGTGTAAAGTCTTCTCCATAAGTGTTTACTAACTTATCGTGTTCAACATTGGTCATAGATACAAACTCCGCAAAATATATTTTTTCTTCTTCCCTTTTCCCCTTAGAACCCCTTTTTCTATTATTTTTAATTATATTTTCATGGGTATTTATATTTATATTTTCATTTTCCATATGTTTTTCATATGAATTACATATGTTTTTCATATCTTCTTCATATGTTTCTTTTTTCTTCCTATTATTTCTTCTACTTTCAGAATAAGCCTTTCTTTTATTCGCTTCATATTCTAATCTTTCATTATAGTAATTTCCTTCTTCATCTTTTTTGAATTTGGAGAAAATTTCTTCATTATGTGTTTTACATATGTTTAACATATCTTTTTCTTTTAAATGTCCCTTTTGATGTTGTAAGCATAGTAATTTAATATATTGTCCTATTTCTTCATCTGACATAAGCATTGTTCCAGATAAGAAATCACTACTATAAAATAAAAACGCTGGGTCTTTCATATTTTCTCCTTTCGTAAAATATTAGGGCAGTTTGTTGTCTGCCCTGGTTGTTTAATCTTTATTTTCAATTTCCTTTATTTTTCTTGCCTTCTCCATTTTTAACTTGTTGTTTTCTTCTTCCATTTTCTCATCATAAACCTTTTTTACTATTTCTTTATAAAATTGCTTATCTATTATTTTAATATAATCAAGCATATGTCTTGCAAATTCCCAAGTATCTTTAATTTCTACGTCTTCTCCTTTTAGTTTGCACTCGCCTACTATAAATTCTTTAAGTTTTCCTAATAGCCATTTATCATTATCGTCTGGTCTTTCCTTTAATAATAACTCTTTGTATTCTTCTAAACTTATTGTCACTTCATTTTTATTTGCCATCTTTCTTTACCTCCTAATATTTTTTATAAATTAATTTTTCTTTGTTCCAATTATCGCCATATTGGCTTTTTAAGTAATCTTCCATTCGTTTTTCGTATAATTTAGTATCTTGTCCAAAATCTTCTTTATAATGGCATTCTGGACAAGCTGTTACTATATTTTGCGGTATTCCTAGTCCGCCTTGACTACGTTTTATAAAATGTGCATTTGCACAATTTACTGGAACCCATCTACCACAAAATATACAGCTTTGATTATCTCTAAGCCACACGATTTCTTTTACTGATTGTGTAATATCACAAGCTCTACTTCTTTTGCTCATCGCTCATCAATTACTTCTAATTCATAAGTAGTGTTCTGAGTTTGTACTGTTATATAGTCAATTTTACTTGTTACAGCACTTCTACCACTGTCATCTACATATTCCATAATCATTCTGTTTCCTATAAAACTTATATTTCTTTCTTGTCCTATCCTATGTTTTGTATGCTCGCTATCAGCACTTATTATTTTCACTTTCATTTTTACCCCCAACTTTCTAATAAAGAATCTATTTCTGCCTTTGGTTTTGTCTCTATTCCTAACTGCTTACATTCTTGTACTATTAATTCAATCAATTTTGACATTTCAGCTGTGTTGTAACTACTAGAGCCATAATATGCGACTACATTCGTATAACCGTTCAAATTTGCTTTTCATTGTTTCTGTTAGCCAACCAATTCCGATTTCTACTCCAGCTTTCTCTAAACCTTTTTACTGCTTTATTTCTTACTGGAACTATTTCATAACTACCTATGTTTCTAATTAAGTCTCTATAAATATCTTCTTTTTTGATATGTAATTTATCTTGTAATTTTCCTAACAGTTCCCATGCATAAGCATTACTATCTAAAGACCTCTTCTTGAAAAATCGTTTTATTGTTACTGTTAGCTTTTTTAGTTTAGATAGTTTCTCTATATGCTCCATATCTGATGTATCTAATAATAAAGTTACAATTGCTTTTCCTGTTTTCCAATCTTTGTTAAAATTTGTTATTATTCCTGTTACTTGCATATTTATCTCCTATTTCAAAGCGTCTGGTAACGGCTCTCCGCCATTGATATCTAAAATGTCGAACGGGTCATCTTTTTTGTTTTCTATCGCCTCAACTTCTTCTACAATTTGCACCTCTTTGTCTGGTAATTCAACATTCATTTCTTCTGCTTCATACATTCCGCCTAAATCCTCAACAAATGCCTCTCTTAATGCTCTTACCTTTGCAACCTTTTCTATCATTGTAGCTGGCTGTTTGCTCCAATTACTGTTTGGTTCTCCATTCCCTTTTTTTTGAATAGCTTCATTTAATGAAACACTACAATAAATACTGTTATTCCAATCTTTTCTGAAAACTTCTGCCCAACCTCCTACTAAGGTTTCAGCATCTAATTTAAAAGTTCCTTTTCTTTCTATTACTTCTCCACTATCAGTTAAAACTACTATTCCAGATTTCATGCCGTCATATTTTGCATTTAATACTGCTCTTTTTAAAATTGCATCTTTTCCAACTACAATTGAAGCTGGTTGATTATTAGAATATTTAATCAAATAAGCTTCTCTTAAAAATGGATTTAATTTTCTAACCTTACATAGCTCTGTAAACAGCTTAAACTCTGGTATTGTTATTTGTGCTGTAGTTCCTACTAAATAATCTTGTACTATTTTTGGTGTCAATTTAACTTCTTGGTCGTCAACCTTATATACTACTGCTAATTCTTTTTCATTACTCATATTGATACCCCTCTCTTATTAAATAATCTTTTAATTGTTTAAGTCTTACAGAAGTATCTGTTACTGTAAAAGTTATTGTGTATGTCTTTTCTTTTTTGTTAAACACATTCTCTAACTGCTCATAACTTTCTTTTGTAATCTCATGTTTTTCATTGCTTTGAATTGTAACTACGTCTTGTTTTTCTTTCTCTTGCTGAATAGCTTCAATTCTATTCATAACCGTAGTTATTGCATTACTGACATTTAATGTTTGTTTATATTCAACTAATATTTCTGCTTTGTGTTGTTGTGTTTCAATTAGTTTTAAATCATCTGCTATTTTGTCAACAAATTCTTTGACTTGCCCTTTTAAACTTTTCATACTTGCTGTTAATGTTACGTTTATTTTTGCCTGCTCATATGTAATAAAATCAATCTTGTTAGCTGTTTTATATTCTTCAAAATACTCTCTCACTTCTTGTTCTTTTTTTGCTTTTAATTCGCTTTCTACTGTGTCTACTTTTTGTTTTAAATCTGCATCAGCACTTTTGTATTTGTCTGATATGTATTCTTTATAAATACTTTCAAACTGCATATATGGTGCTAATATTTGTTCTTTTACTGTTTTACGTTGTTTTTCGGTCTCTTTAAATTCTTTATTTAAATCTGCTCTTATTTGTTTTATTGTTTTTACATTTTCTTCTGTGCAAACTAAACTTTTAGCATTTTCTACTTTTTTATCTATCTCTATTGATAATTCTTTTAAATGTTCTTCTATTTGCGGTAATTGTTTAATAACTATTAAATCTTTAATCATTTTCTTCTCTCCTTTTATCATCGTAATAGCTTTCTTCCGTTATCAATTCAAATATATTTCCTTCTTCGTCGTTTTCTATAAATAAGTCATCTTCTATTTCCATTTGACTTTCCTTTCCGTTCTATGCTATAATTAGCATAGAAGCATATATTTATATGTATTTTTTGTTGAACTAATTTTCTGATTGGTCGTCTGAAATTAGTTCTTTTATTTCATCTGATAAGCTATTTGTTACTAACTCTAAGTTGTTTTCTAAATCTACTATTTTTGTTCTTAATTCAGAAGCATTTTCTAATAGCGTAACTTGTTCTTTTTGTAAATCTTCTATTTTTTCATCTTTACATTTAATTATGTAATCTATTCTGTCTATATTTCCGTTTAAATCGTAAAATTTATTCATTAATTCTTCATTTTTCATTCTTTCTTCTTCTACTGCTAAATTTATTAGTAATACTCCTAACCCTAAACCTAATGCAAATCCCCAAGCCATTTTTATCCCTCCTTTTTTATTTCAATTTTGGCTTCTAGCCTTCCTTGCATTCTTGCTATTTCGCAAATCACATCCGCTATTTCGTCAAACAATTCTCTGTCTCTTGTTAATATGTGTTTACAACGTATGTTGCACAATCTTTCACGTATAAATTTTAAATCTTTTAATTCTTGTTCCATCTCTTTCATCTCCTTTCCTTGTAAAATTTTGTATTTTCTAGTTTATCTTTACTTCACAATCGTATTTCTTAGACAATTCCTCTTCCGCTTCTTTCTTTGTTAATTGTTTTATTTGCTTTGTGATATTTAATTCTCCGAAACAAATTTCTCCTTCTTTTACTTCTTCTACATTAATTTGCATATCTTCTTTTTGTGTATTTTTCCAAATTGCTAATCCTGCAAAAATCCTTAATTTTGAACTAATCCATTTTGCTGTAATGCTTAACCCTGCTTCAATCCCATATCCTGCTTCAATCCCATGTCCTGCTTCAATTCCATCTCCTGCTTCAATTCCCCATCCTGCTTCAATTCCATTTCCTGCTTTAATTCCATTTCTTGCTTTAATTCCATCTCCTGCTTCAATTCCATCTCCTGCTTCAATTCCCCATCCTGCTTCAATCCCATGTCCTGCTTCAATTCCACATCCTGCTTCAATTCTATCTCCTGCTTTAATTGTTCTTTTAGCTATAATTTTCCCTTTAGCTTTAATGTTTCCTTGCACTTCTAGCCAATCATCCAAGTCTACTTCTAAGTCTCCATCTACTTTTAAGTCTCCTTCAATGTAATAATTTCCATTTTCTAATCTTTTCATATTTTTATAATTTTTATCTATTAACATTTTTTATTTTCCTCCTTTTTTAATTTAACGTAGTAGCTGTCATAATGCCGTAAACTATAAAGCTTGTCCACATTCCGCCAACAAATTGTGTATAATAGTGTTCGTAGTATTATTTTCTTTAGTTTTTTCATTGATTCTTCCTCCTTTTCTTTTATTTCCACCTATGATATAATTCTGTCGAAAGGTGGTGCGTTAATTATGAAATTATCTTCAGAACAAATCGATGCAATTCAACATTCTTGTCTCGATGAAAGCACTAAAACATCTGAAAATATAATTGAGTACTTCGATGAAGTATTAAAACAACAAGACAAAGATGTGAAAATCGACCGTATTTTATCAATTATTGCTATAATTATTTCTTTAATAGCTTTATTTAATTAAAGTTGCTATTAAACTAGCTATTGAAAAACCTAATGCGAACCAACTTAATCCGTTAGGCTTTTTATTTTCTTCTTCCATCTTCTCTCCTCCTTCTTTATTTTGGTTGGTCTTTTTCTTTTTTAACATCTTACATATAAAATTTTTATTTAGTAAAAACGTAGTTTTTATTTGTCAAGGAATTTTTAAACTTTTTTTATCCAATCTTCAAATTTACTTTTTATAATCAAGTAATTCCATTGACCTGTTTTTCCTTGAAATGCTACTCCAAAAGGAAATTTATCTTGTCTCAATCCTGCTCTTATAGTTTCAGCTGTCGAATGTAATTTAACAGCTACTTCTGCTGGTGTCATTCTTTCTACTTCGTCAATTTCTTCTTCCATTTATTCACCTTCTTTCTTTTTGTATCGGTTCGTGGTTATTTTGTTAAAAATTTGTTAGCATCTTCATTAAGAACATTTATTATGGATGAAAATTCTTCGACATCTAACTTTCTTTTTTTATTTAAAGATGCATTCAATTTTGGCAAAGCAATTTTTGCTTGTTCAGACACCCAAGTTTGACTTATTCCTTTTTTTACCAAATACAGTCTTATTTGTTCTCCAACCGTCATTTTTTCACCTTCTTTCGTTTCAGATTTTCTGAAGTTGTTTGTATTTTATTTCATTATTTCTGAAATGTCAATACCTTTTTTAAAAATTTTTTCAGTTTTTCTGAATTTTTTTATTTACATATCTGAAAATATATGTTAAAATATAATTGTTTCAACAAGTGAGGTGAAATTATGTTTTTATATAAAAAAATCAAAGAAGCTAGAATTGAAAAAAAAATGACACAAAAACAACTAGCTGATGAGCTAACAAACAAAGGAAGAAAAACTTCTAATACAGCAATTGCTAACTGGGAATCAGGCTTAAATAGTCCAGATGTTGACACAGTACAACTTATATGTGAAATACTTGAAAAAGATGGAAATTATTTTTTTGATACTAATTATGAAATTCGTTATGCCTCTTACAAAGGTATAGATACAGAAGGACTTGATGAAAATGATATTGAGGAAATAAATAAATTTATTGAATTTATAAAAAATAAGAAAAAAACAAAAGAGGGTTAATATGGAAGTTTTAGATATATATAAAATAGCCGAAAATGAACATATAGACATTTTAGATTATAAATGGACAAATGCTAAGGCTAGAATATTTGAAATTGAAAATAAGTACTATATTGGCTTAGATAATAAACAAGTAAATAATAGTATTGAGCAAAAAGAGATCTTAGCAGAAGAATTAGGACATTATTATTGTAATGCCTTGTATTATCTTGATTCTGATAAAGTACTAAAAGATAAATGTGAAAACAGAGCTAAGAAGTGGGCATATTCTGTATTAGTTCCGCTTCAAAAGCTAAAAGAAAAAATCGCACAAGGACTTAACTTATACGATTTAGCAGATTACTTTGATGTAGATTGTAAATACATGAACGACTGTATTAACTTTTATACTAGAAAATACGGTATATTAGTTTAAATATAAAAATAAGGAAATAGATGTAATCAATTTTACCACGAACCGATACATTTATTTCCTCCCAACCACTATTGAAAGTGATTAATATTATAATATCAAATAATACTTTCATTTTCAATAGTTTATTAAAATTATTTTAAATGGAGGTATTTTTATTATGAAAACAATGAAAAAAAGAGCAAACGGTAGAGGTTCTGTAATATATCTAGGAGACAATCGAGAAAAAGCTTGGGGAGCTAGAATAACAATAGGAAAAGATGAAAAAGGAATTGCTATAAGACATTATATAGATACTTTTGAAACTGAGTTAGAAGCATTGGTTTGTTTGGAAAACTATCATAAAAATCCAACTCCTCTTTCTATAAAAGAAGATAAATATAACAGAATAATTACATTCCCTAAAAACCCTTATCCGTTAGTTCCTGTAAAAAATCCACAAAAGGAAATTGTCGAAAAAATAAAAAGAGACAATTATACTTTTAAGCAACTATTTGAAAAATTTAAAGAAAGTAAAATGCTTACTAAAGAAGAAATACAATTAGAAAAAAAATACCATATAAGACCAAAAAACAAACCTTTTGGGCGTCATTATTGTCATAGTTTAACAAGTGCATTTCATAATTCAGAATCACTTTATGATAGAGTCTATAAAGATTTAAGAGCATCTGACTTCAACAAATGCTTAAAAGAAAGTAAAAAGGGAGCAGAAGCACAAAGACTAATGGCTAATCTATATGTAAATCTTGATAAATTTGCACTAGCTGAAGATATAATTCAAAAAGGATATGCTCAGTTTGTTACCGCAGTAAAAAGCAATCGAAAAGAAATTAAAAAAGCTAAAGACAAAAAAATAGAAAAAGAAAAATTATTTACTTATGATCAAATCAATTATTTATGGAATTTTAATGCAAAAAGTGATGGATTGCAAAAGCAGAAAAAACAAGAAAGAGAAAAATTTATACGAGACTTTTGGCTAATGCTTCTATACTCTGGTTGTCGTGCCGATGAGTTACTTTCTTTATATACAGAAAATATTTTTTTTGATGACAATTACTTTATAGGAGGGTTAAAAACAGAAGCAGGTATAAACAGAGAAATACCTATTCATCCTGATGTTAAGCATTTATTTGAAAAATATTACAACAAAAATAACGAATTTCTATTTATGCAACCTAACGGCAACAGAGTCGATTATGGATATTACCTATATCATTTTCAAAATAATTTTGAAAAATTACATCCTGTGGTATCGAAACATACTGCTCACGATGCTAGACATACTCTTCGTACAGAATTAAAAAGACTAAATATAAAAGATGTTATAATAAACTCTATTATAGGACACAGCAATGAAGATGTAGGAGACGATATTTACACTCATATCTCAATAGAAGAAAAATTAGAAGCAATAAAAATGGTTACTTATAAAGAACAGAAAAAATTATATGTTTTAGCATCAAATCAGTAGTAGACACCTATTCTAATCTAATAAGTGGGTAACAAGTGGGTAACAAACAAATAATACCAAGCTATTAAATGCTTGGTATTACTACGTTTTATTACACTTCCATAATAATCGGAATAATCATCAGTAACAATTAAGTTAAATTTTATATTCGCTTATTTTGCTAGATTTTCCTTATGTCTCTAAGCTTTTGCCAATTTACAAAAACTTAGTCAAATTTGATGAAAACTAATCGGTAGGTAACAAAAGGGTAACAAATTATAAGTTCTTACTATTTAAATACTCTTCAATTAACTCTACACTTGTGTTAATATTATAACCTAAGAAAATACTTTTTTCAAGCATAACTTTTATAACCTTCTCTTTTTTATTGTATTTATCACTTAACCTTTTAGCTTCATTTAATACTACATCTTTCATACAATCCATTCTCCTTCTATATTTTATTTTAGAAGCTTCTGAATGGAGAATATATCAAACCTTGTCCACTATGGTGGAAATTTTACGAAACGGCATTTTTCATTTATGAAATAAAAAACAGCACTAAAATTGTGCTATGGTATTACTTTATATAATTCCTCTACTTTTATATCTAGTGCCTGTGCAATTCTTACTGCCATCGATAAAGACGGTTCTTTTTCGTTTTTCTCGATGTAATTTAAATGCGACGTTGAAATTCCTGTAGCTTTAGAAAGTTTACGCAAGCTTATTCCGTTTTTCTTCTCTGATTTGTTTTAGCAAAATCTCTATTCTCATACTTTTCCACCTTTATCTTTAGTATGTTCAATATTTTTTATAACATACATTTCGTCCACTATGGTGGAAAAGCATCATTTTCTTATACGAAACTATTTATATCTTTCTTTTTAATTCTTCAAAATTTTTTGCGTTCATATGTGCTTCTAGCGTAAATGCACTAAACAAACAATTCTCTTGTGCATATTTGTCCCATTCGTCTTTACTACAGTTCGGATTTTTCTTTACATATTCTTTAAATGCTTTCTCGCTTCTTTTATAATAGTTTATCATATAATCACCGATTTTAGTATGTACTAACAGTTAGAAAATATGCAAAAAGAAGAAGCCTTATTCGACTTCCTCTGCTAATTTTATTATGTCTTTAAATTTTTTCTTTTGTGTTATGTACTTTAAGCTTTCTATGTTTAGTATTAAATAACTGTGTAATAGCTCTCTGTACTCTGTTTCCGTTCTAACATTTAACTGTTTAATTGTCTTTAGAGCTTTTAAGTATGCTTCTTTCATCTTATCAACCCCCTCTATTCAATGATATCATATTATGTAAAATAAAGGTGTTGAAATTTGTCGAAAAGAAAAAGAAAAGAACCCTCCTTATTAAACTTTTTTATCTAATAATTGGGGTTCACTTCACTGCTAATTCTCTTTTTCTTGGTCTTCTATTAACTTATTAATATTTATTATTGGTAACACAAGAGTGATTGTATTTGAGTTTGACGTGTATGTAGATACTAATGAACGAATATAAGGATATAAAATTGCAATAGCATTTCTTTCTAATAACTTTGGTTCTTCTCCTTCAACATAAAAATATCCAGTTATACTTACTTTCATCTTAAATGGATAGTCATTTTCTTTTGAATCATTAAACAATATTGTATCTAAAGTTATTTTCATCTTATTTCCGTTAATTTCTGTATTTCTTTTTATTTGTAAATCCAAATCTATTTTTTTGTCTGCTAAATGAAAATTTTCATTTTTAATAAAATGTACTTCATTTATGCTATATTTCTCGAATTTTAAACTACTTTCATATTTTTCCATTTTACGCTGCCTCCAACTCTTTTATTTCCTTTTTTATTTTATTTTTTCTAAATATATTTAACACATGGCTTGTCTTCTTTTTATGTACATTGAAAATTGTATATTTTTCTTCTATACAACATATATTATTATTTTCTAGTTGTATTTCCTTATTTTTCCCATTATATTCATTGTATTCTTCATCAGTCAATCTTATTGCTTTTTGTAATTGCTCTTTAGTAGTATTTTTAATCTGTTTTTTTATTCTTTCTATTATTTTAGGATTATTAGTCATTTTTTGTTCCTCCTATTTATTTTTACCATTTCTAATTTTTCTTTATGTTCGCTAGTTTCTTTTAATTTGTAGACATCTTGAATAGCATTTATATTTTTTACACATATTTGTTTTTGTGTAACTGTCAAAAAATCACTTTCATTACTTGCTAATTTTTTCTTGCCATTAAGATTTGAATAAAAATCAGCACATACTATATCAAATAAAGATAGGCTTTTTTCTTTTTTTACTATTTCCAAATTTTCTAATATTTTTATAATATAACAAGTTCCTTTATTTAATATTTCTTCGTATTCTTTTTTGCTGTAATTTTCTTTTACTAATTCTAAAAGTGTTTTAAAAATTTCATAACCTTCTGGAGTACTAAAATCAACCTTCTCAAACTCCTCGCAGTTGATAGTAGCAACTAGTATACAACTTTTTTGTATTCCTATTTCTTCATCTAAATTATATTTTTTTGCTACCCCTATTATTTTCCATTCTTGTGCATAATATATATCATCAAAAAAATATACCCCTTTTCCTAACCAATGCCCTACATTTGGTTTAGAAAAATAAAAACCATTATTCAATATTGATTCAAGATTATCTATATGTGTTGTATGATATCCTATTAACATTGCTTCTTTCATTTCTACCTCTAGTATATTTATATTCTTTGTATTTTAGAACATTTTATACTAGAACTTATTTTTTTGCAATATTTTTCCGTCGCATTTTTTGACATTTTTCGACAAAAATATTATACACTAATTTTGTTACAGACTTATTACAAGCACAATAAACTTATATTACAATTATAACACATTTTTAATATTATGTAAATATGCATAATTTTCTTTGAAATATTAACTATAATACGCCTTTCAAAATCCATTTTAAGCCATTTTTATTTTTAAGCAAGCTACTATATCTCTTTATTTTAGCTAAGTCCAGAGATTTTTAAAAATTTTTGAAAAAAGTATTGACATTTAGCGTACGCTATTGTATAATAATAATCAGAAAGGAGGTAAAAGTATGAAAGCAAAAATAATAAGAGCGTTCTTAAATACTAAATTAGCCGACAAACTAATAGACAAGTACTTAAATAAACGCTCTATAATCGAAATAGCTAATACTATTTCAAAAAACTAATGCGGAGAGGGTTCCCCTCTCTTGCGTATAAATTATATACTATATAATTAAAAAAATCAAGAGAGGTGTTTTTCATGAAATTAGTTCCTAAAAAAAATGGGAAAGGTTATGCTACTTCTTACATAATTAGTTTTGGAAGTAAGGAAGCTAAAGAATTAAATTTACTAGATAAAAATGGAAATGTTAAAAAAATAAAATCGGCAGAAAGCATTAATACTAATGTAATACAAATAAAACTTGAAGAAAATTAAAAAAATTTTAAAAAAGTATTGACATACTTGTACGAGTATGTTATGATAATATCAACAAAAGAGATAAGCCCTTAGCAAAAGCAAGTCACTCTAAAGGAGAAAGTTATGAAAGTAAAAGAAATTTTAGAAATAGAAAATGAAGAATTTGAAAAAATAATGACAAATGAAGAATTTGATAGAATGAAAAATTTAGGAATGGAATACTCATGGCAATTGTTAGATGCTATGCAAGATGGAGCAAAAGAAAGTGGTTTAGATTTAGAAGAAGATTACATTTCAATATCTGCTTATTTAGATTATTTAGAAGAAATGAAATAAAATCTAATTATGAAATATTAAAGAGGTGATTTTAATGGCTAGAGATACTAAAAAAGAATATCAATGGTCTAAGCAGAAATATACAAGAATACTCGGAGACATAAACAAAGAACTCGGAAATGAATTAAAAGACAAATTAAAAAAGGAAGGAAAGTCAGTTGCTAGTTGGATTACAGACAATGCAAAAAAATATTTGAAAAAAAATTAAAAAAATTTCAAAAAAGCATTGACATACTTGTACGAGTATGATATAATATATTTAAGTTAAGAGATAAGCCCTTAGCAAAAAGCAAGGCTCTCTAAAAGGAGAACGTTATGAAATTTGCAAATAAAGAACAAATTAATAAATTAGTAGTTTTAGAAAATGAATATTATGAATTAAAAGAAACATACGCTAATGAAACTGCAAGATGCATATTACGTGGTGAACTAGTAAAAGGCTTTGTAAAAAGTGTTGAAATGGTTGACGAAGCAATTGAAAAATTAACTAAAAAAATAGAAACTCTAAAATTAGAAAAAACAAACAATAAAAATTCTGATAATAAAAAAATGACAAATGGAGTAGTTGTTGCACGATTTGAAGGATATGATGCTGAAACAGGAGAAAAAATACATAAAGGAGACTTTATTGTAAAAACATGGCAAGGTTGGTCTAAGATTGAAAATGCATTCTAAGTAAAAAAAGTGATTTTTATATAAAACCTGAAATAAAAAGCATATAACACGAGGTTAATATGAGAGGATATAATATAGATGATTATATAGGAAAAAAATTTAATCATCTTACTTTAATTAAAAATTTAAATAAAATAGATAAGAACAATTCTAAACTAGCACTTTTTAAATGTGATTGTAAAAATGAAAAAGAAATAGTCTTTACTCAAGTTTTGCACGGTAATGTAAAAAGCTGTGGTTGTAAACAAGGTTATTTAATCAAGCAGTCACGAAAAAGACAACAAAAATCTTTAATTGAATTATACAAAAACAGTACTATGAAAAACAATAAAACAGGACACACAGGAATATCTATTGTAAACGGTAAGTATAGAGTTAGAATACAAAAAAACAAAAAAACGCATAATTTAGGCTATTTTGATGACCTTGAAAAAGCAATAAAAGCTAGAGAAAAAGCTGAACAAAAATATTTTACAGACAATTAACAACTTATATTTAATATGTTATTATACAAACAGAAGAAAAGGGGCTCGTTTTCACGGGCAGTAGCACTCTAGCAATAGAGTGTTATTTTTTGAGCTAGACTAGAAAATAATCTAATCTAGCCCTTTTTTATTTATAACTATTAGTATTTACATATGCATATCTACCAGTTTTGACTACATAAACATAGTCTATATTAGAAGAAACATTTCTTACAATCTTAACTTGCGTAAGTGGTAAATAAGAATATCTAGTTCCGCTTAGATTGCTATTACTATACAATGTCGTTTTTGTTTTAAATCTCTTATATTGTCCTGTTGTCGTGCTTTTAGATTTACTAATTACAACATTCGTATAATTACTATTATTAATATAAGCAATTCTACCAGTAGCATTCACTCTAACCTTATCCACATTAGTAGATACATTTTGTAGAATTGTAACCGTCGTATTTGCTCTGTAATTGTACTGTGTTCCAGTTAAATTGCTGTTACTATATAAGATACTAGCTCTACTTAATTTCTTTGTAATTCCTGCTGTATTTTTGGTTGTTTGTACTTGTGTAGATACTGTATCAGTGTAACTTCCTAAATAGTCAGAACTTACCCAGCCCAAATTGGTCCTACTCCAATTTCCTGACGTTTCTAACACAGTTACAGCTGTTCCATATTGATAACTACCGATAATTGTTCCGTTTGGACTTCTTCTTATATTAAGCCCTATTTTCGCCGTAACATATCTCGTATAATTAGCAGTTGTAACAGTTTGTGTATTATTAACTGCTACACTATCATCGTGTTTGTAAGCAAAGAATTTTTGATAATTAGCATAATTTCTAAAATTATCTACTGTTACATATACAGTATTTCCATTGACTGTTGCTTTTCCACGTCTTGTAGATGTTTCAAATTTTCCAGAATATAGGTATGGGTCATACACACTTATTGTATTTTCATTAATTCCAGTTAAGACGATAAAATGTCCACCGGTTGTAAATAGTCCATTTCCACAACTTGCTATCACATAATGATTACTTTGTAATAATTGTATTGCCCTTTGTATATCAGATGTCTCTGTATAACCAATATTAAATTCATCAGCTACAGCTCTGAAAGCTGACCAATATGTACCATTATTGCTACTACGATAGCCATATTGCACAAACAAATCAGACATCTTATCTGGTGTTATTGTTCCTTTTGTAGCTGTTACGACCATTGCTGCCGAAGTTGGACCACAACCACTTGTCCCAATTGTCTGGCTTCTGTTTCCTACGCTACTGAACATTTTTCCGAGACCATCTTCCGATCAATCTGACTGTAATAGGTAAGACCTTTGTAATCTCCTAGTTCTACGTTCCAAGTTCTAGCTCTGTCACCTTCATAAGCTATCTCGCCTTGCAATTCAAAACTTTCTTTTTCTACTTCTTGTTCTTTAGAAACTTCCTTTTCCTGTTCTTCTGTTTGTTCTTTAATTTCTGTAGAAGCTAAGTTACTTACTTCTTCTTCTGACATCTCATAAGTACTTATTTGTTCTTTTACCTCTTCTACAGCATTTTGCAGTATTTCTTCTGTAGGTTTATTTTGATTTGCTTCATAAAATCCAAATCCATACAAAACAGCTACCAAAAAGGTGACTGTTAATAATACGATGCTCTTTTTACTCGTTTTTAACTTTTTAAATAATTCTTTCATAACATTCCCTCCTTTAAATCTTTACCACCTTAGTTGGAACCTCCAGAAGCTCATCCATTAGTTCTTTTACTGTCCCATTTCCACCTAAGTTTTCATATTCTTCAAACATATGCTCTATATTTTCTTTATCTAATATAGTCATTTCATTTTTTGTCTTGTATTCTCTGTATCTTCTAATTAATTCGTTTCTAAGTAAAGCTTGTACAGCATTTTCAATAGCTTTATCTTTTTTTCTATCTTTCTTAATTATTCCAATTGCATTAGTTGCTATTGTTCCTAAAGCAAACGGCACTAACCATTTTAATATTAACCCTACTATCTCTTCCATAACCTTCTCCTTGCTTATATTTTTACAAAAAATTGTAAAAAATTAGTCGCAATCTTCTCCTGTTATCGCCTTGTATTCTTCCTTTGTTATCCATTTATCAACAGCATTATATACTCTTGCTTTATTCCAAACTCCTGTATCATAATATTTTTTTACTTTTTCATAATTTTTGCTCATAATTACATCCCCTCCTCCAGATCAATATCAGACATCATTGCTAAATATTCTATATCAGATTGCATTTTTAATTTGTCTAGCTTCTCTTGTGATATTTCTCTTAGTACAAAATAATACCCGTCTTCATAATGAGTGATTTGAACTAATTCCATGTTGTTGCATTCTTTTTTAAAATTCTCCTCTTCAATTTTTCCTTCAAAAGTTACCTTTGATAGTTTTCCTTTAAAATCATCTTCTGTTATTTTAGTCTCTGATATAAAATTATTGCCATTTAATTTAAGATTTTCAAGCTGTGTTCCATCAGATAACGTAATTTTCCATAATTCCTTCATTTTTTTACCTTCTTTCTTTTTCTCTTTTATATTCTACTTGGATTTGTCTCTAAATCAAATGTTTATTTGATTAAAAAAGCTGGACGCACACCGACAGACTCAGAAGCACTACCACCACTGGCAGTACCGCCGTTGGAGACACGAGCAAAGTTAGACGTAGAAATGACATCTCTTAGCCACCAAGTTTGCCTTCCTCCGTTGTCATTTCGTGCAACTATCTTGCTTTTATCTAATCTAAATAGTGATAATTGAGATTTATCAGTTGTAGTGCTACTAGAAAAATTAGTTCCGCCTATTTTGTTATGATATATCTCTCCTCCATATACCATGAGTTCATTCATGAGTTCTATGTCAGAATCGAACCATGCTCTTGCACTTTCATACCCGTCTGCAACTACATTTGCAAAATAATTTCTATGTTGTACTATATGACTTGCCTCAAAATCATTTTGTATTACAGTCTTAAATGGCGCTAAATATTCTGTGTACATTTTGCTACCAATATAAGCTCCTGTCGTCACATCAGTATCATTCATTTTTGCAATTCCTATAATTCTTTCTGAAATCATTAAAATATGAGGCGTAGTACACTGATTATCTCCGCAATGTAATCTATAATTAATGTCTGCAACTAAATATTTTCTTTTACTTACCTTTCCTACTACATAATCACCTATAAAGATATCATCAAATGTTTGAGCTGCTATTTGTTGTGATAGTGTACCATCGTAGAATAGATTAGTTATATCTTTCCCTCTATAAATCGAATTGTGAGCACCAGCATTTTTAGGAATAATAGCCTTTAACAAATTTTCTATTTGTACTTTTTTTGTTTCTCCATTTGCATAATCAACGAATGGCATTACATCTTCTTTTTTAAGTTCTTGCGATTCTACTAAGTCTGTTATTTTCTTTATCATTTTTAAAATCCTCCTTTTACATTCCTCTAATTATTAATTCTTCATCCTCGGTAACAAGATAGCTTCCGTCTTCTGTCAAAATAGGAGATATTGCTTCCATTAACATTTTTTGAAGATTATCTATTTGCACCTGTAATTTTCCTGCTACATCGCCACTTAGCACATATTGCACGTTTTGAAACCATGTATTAAAATTTTTTTCAAAATCTTTTTCTGCATTAATCAGCCTTTCTTCTCCCTCTTTCATCATTCTTTTTAGCCACGCCACATACTGATTAAAAATCGTTGTTGTGTCTACATGTTGCAATTGATTTGCTACTACCCCACACAACTCTGTGTTTAGTCTTAAATCTGTTATGTGTTCTTGCGTTATTTCTATTGCGTTTGCATTTACTCTTACATCTGCTAAACCTATTTCGTATATATCATAATCTCGTTGCAGACTTGGTGGTACTGGATTACCTCTCGAGGTTCCTTTTTTTACGAATAGATTTATACTTCTATCTGCAAAGTCCAATCTAGCAACTATTCTGTCAATTCTTGCCTGTAAATCGCTTTCTTCTATTTCAAAGATTTCTGGCGTTTCTACCCATCCCATGTATCCATTTATGTAACATACTCCTATATTTACTTTTACCTTCATTCCCTCTGTTGCCAATACTTGCATATTAGTTGAAGGATTGGGAAATACACCATTTGAAATAAATTGACTAAAATATTTTGCAAAAAAAGAAGCCTCTTCGGCTCTATCAAATACTGG